CTTCTGTTAGCCAACCATTGCCACCATTCTCGTCTTCTATAATACCAGTCCTGGGAATAAATGGGGTATTCAATGGAGTGTCCTGAGCATCGCCAAACTGCCTAATAGGTACAGCATTGCCATCAATATAGATGCCTGCACTTTCATACACACGCAAGTTAATGTTAGTAATCTTCTTGCGCTTCATGGCATTCTGTCCACCACGAGTTCCAGGATTAGTATTAAGTGGCATAGTCTTAACCTTTACAGGAAAATTTAAGCCAATTTCTAAGTCTCTTGTAGCAAAGCCATTAAGCTCTGCGGCAGTAATTGTTACACCGTAATTGCCACCGCTAAGTGTCAGGGGTCTGTCAGCTAATACGTCACCATCTGCATTGACACTTATGGTGTATCCTCTAAGTCTTGCGCCATCTAAAATAGGAACAAATACATCTGCATTTGGACTAGCTGCTGTAACAGTAACTTTGTAACTTGAGTCTAACAAATAATCAAAGTCCCATTTTTCAATATCAACAGAACCAAAAGATTGGTCATTAGCTCTACCTTGTATTACATACATTTCATCGCCAATAGCAGAACAAGAATGCAAGGTGTTCTTTTTAATTACTCCGCTACCATCATTATCGCCTTGATTTATTCCAGACCACCGAGTAAAACCATTAATGTCTTGATTACGCATTGTATTAAGAACACAGCCATGACCATCGTCATTAATAATAAATACCCAGTTTGCATCTTCGGTTGTAGTGCCGGACAAAATAGCCATATCTTTTGGTCTGTTAATTAACTGAGAAGACAGTACCGACAAATCATTGGAAGTGTAGGCATCTTCATTAAAGCTATAAAGATACTGGCGAAGAGTATTACCGTTTTTGTCCACAAATAAAGTTGCACCATCAATAGATTTAGCTTCCAAATTAAATGAACCATGCTGAGTTTGTGCTTCTACTTCAATAGTTGCTGGCGTTAAACCGGTAACAGTAAACTCTGCTCCTGCACAAAATACTTGCAGTCCACGATCAGGGTTCACATCTACAATATTAGTTAGCTCACGAGAATCAATTGTAATAAATATACCATTGTCATCGTCACCTTCAATGCTGTAAAAATCTAAAAGTGATCCAGCTCTTGAAGCAAACAAACTTTGCTGTCTTGGTTTTACACCACCTATCCATAGTCGGCCCTCAAAAAAAACACCCTGCTTAGGGTATCCTCTTTCAATAACATATTTCCAAGTAACAGTTCCATCTGAAATTGAATCTCCAGTTCCTGTTGGGCCAAGACCTGCCGCTGCTGATGTTCCAGCAACAGTGCAAGAATACCAGTTACCTGCAACAGTAAATACTTTATCGCCAACAATGTAGGCTTGAGATGCTGCCCAGCCGTCAGGCTTAACACTCCATACAGGCTCATGTCTTGGAGAGCCTTGTTGAATAAGAGCAAAGCCTATAGTATCTGTATTACCTGCATTTGAAGAAGTAGGGAATCCAGAAAACAATTCAAATCTATCCGCAGACTCGTTAGCTATTTCAATGCGATATATACCAACGCCAGTTCTTGTTACTGTAATTCCTGTGTCATTAAAAACAGGCATATCTTGCAGACCTTTTTGCAAGTTAAATGCTGTAGCAGAGTTCGCGTCTGGGTCATTATTGGCATCGCCAGCATAAGTAATGTTTTTACTTAACACGCCTTGCACATCTATTTGATATGTTTCGCCATTATCAAAGTTACTAAATATAATATCTTGAATGCAAGTAACAGGAACAGGGCTATACTTGTCGTCATAATCCCACTCAGGCACATTGGCAAACGGAACCTCACCTGAAGTAAAACCATCAGGGTTATCAGTGCCATCAAATACAACTCTCTGGCTTGGGTAGTCACCATGAAACATTAGCATTACGCCTTCTGTTTGAGCGACTTTAACATCTTTAATATCTGACCCTGAAAATGGGACAATAACATCAGCTACATAAACTGTTTCTAAGCTGCCATTATGCGGGGCACGATAGAAACGTAAGTTATTATCAGTTAGGGCGCAGAGATAATTTTGATCAGCAGCATACTCCCAACCAAATGTCTTAGTGTGGTCTGGAATTGTGTTGCCGCTAGTAATTTCAGACTTTAAATTAAACTCGCCAATACGAAGTGAATAGCCTTGTTGAACTACAAGGTCTGTTACAATGCGCCAGTATTGTTTTTGTAGCCCAGCAATTTTAACTCTGTGACTTCGTTCAGCAGTGTCATTAATGCGGAAACTACCAACTTCAGTCCAGTTAGTTTGGTCTTCTGACCACTCAATAAAAATGTTAGCAGCAATATTGTCCGTATTCGCATTCAATAATATTGTAGCGGCTCTAACATCAATAAACTCAAACTCACCTGGAGTTGCAGTTAAATCATATTGCGCCACCATCCATTTGGGTGTAGCGCTATTATTTGCAGGAGTTATCGAATAAGTATTGTCATTGCCATCATTAAGATTGGAAGGACTTCCGCCATTAAATCCAACTGTAGGATTAATAGCTTGCTGTCTAAGAAGCTGCTTTAACATTACATCAATAAACTTAGTTCCAGGTCTGCGCTTAACCCCGCCTTGCGGCACAATGACTACGTTCTCGGCATTCTGTGCGCCTTTGTAGTATTGCTCAAGATCGGTACGGCCTAGTAGTAATGGTGACAACTCACCACTGGCAAAGCTGGTTTGCTGAAATTGTGACTTAGGCATTAGTACCTCACGTTAATAAATGGTCGATCCTGAATTGCTGTTTGGGGATGTTGCTGTGAGTCAGTGTATCGGGCCATACGACTAGCGTTTAGATATTGACCAGACAGTATTTCCATAGAAGAAGCACTGTCACGAATAGATGGAGCAAAGTCCATGGCCAAGGCATACTCAATCATCTTGGCAAAGTATGCAGGCCAATCGGCCTCGGAGGGCTTGCGGATGTAATCACAGAAAAGTGTACCGCTATAATTGCAATAGACTTTATTGTTTATAATTTGGTATGGGATACTGGGATCAAGTTTAATTAATACCAGCATATCGGCAGGAAGCGTATATGAAGTTTGCCACTCGTCACCTACTGGAGCAGCTACATCTTTACTAAGCTGTGCAATACTACGAGCAAAACCCCAGCGATGCTTGCTGAGTTCGTTCTCAATGATATTGTCATACAGGCTAGTGGCTACAACCTGAGCGCGAGTACCGCTAGTCAGGGATGTCAGTGGCACATCGCCAATAAGAATAAGAGCATTATTAATTAACGATAGCTTACTGTTTGCCATAAAAAACCTTTATTGGTAAAGAAAGGGGCCACCGAAGCAGCCCCATTCAGGTACTACTTACGCATCGCCTAGAGCTGTGCCAGACGCAAGATCAACAACACCAGAGGCGTTAGTCTTAACGAAAGTTACAGTTACAGCGACACCATCTGTGTCTACTACAAGTACAACGTCACCAATAGAAAGTTCTTTGGAGGCATCGTTTAGGTAGCCAGAACCAGTAACAGTCGCAGGTGCATCAGTAGAAGCATACACCCAAGTTGCGCGAGAGTCGCCAGAACCACCAATTCGGCATAAGCCGTCTCTTGAAAAAGCCATGATAATTCCCCTTATGCAGTTTTGTTGTATTGAACTTTAACGATACCAGAAGCATCGCGAGAAACAGCACCAGCTTTCAGCATACCGTTACACAACCAAGAAGTGCGATCAGCAATCCAATCAACATCAGTCTTCATGTCGATGCCAACAGCAAGGCCAACAGAGTCCTGAGAGAAGAAGAATGAATCAACTACGTTAGCTGCTTCAGGCAAGCCACCTTCAGCACGATCTTCCATAACAATAAACTTAAAGCCAGCAAAAGTATCAACTTCGCCAGTTACCAATGCCTTAACATTGTTGTAATCAAAGTTACTAAGCTTGTCGTCATTAAGCATACCACCTAAACCACCTGCTTCAACAACAGCATACAGGTTAGCGTTAGGAACACCCTGCTTACGCAAAGCAACTTGAGCTTTAATGATTGTTGCAGTGTTAAGATTGGTGCCAGTAGTTACAGTGTCGGCATAAGCCTGACCAGCAGGAAGAGTAGCCATTGCGTCAATAACCAACTGATCAGAGCGACGACCCAAAGAGCTTGCGATAGTGCTTGCGAGTTCTTGCTTTTCGTCAAAGTTTACAGTGGCTGCATCAAACATATCTGTGTACTCTGGAGCATTCCAGTTTTGCAGAGTTGCTACAGCGAAGTCGTGAGAAATGTCCATAGGAGTTACTAGATCAGAAGTAGACTTCTGGTTAGCTAGACCCTTACCCATGTTACGGAATTTGTAGGTGTCACCTACTACGTTGTTACGTAC